TTAGGCGCTCTGAAACATTTGTGACTGGGATACCTGCTGCACCGTCTGATAGACCGCCACGGTTAAAGCCTGCGGGTGCATACCAGATTTGTGTTGATCTCTCCGAGCTTGCAAGAACACCCATCATGGCAACGCTAGGTGGGATCCAGACAAGCTGCCCACTGTTGTCGTCGCGGGTCTGCACCCACGGGTAGAAAGTTGCCCCATAGGAAGAATCAATTCTTCTATCGCGGAGCGCAGTTGATGCTGCGTTTGGTGTAGTTCCAATTCTATCACTCTTGGTAGCCTCGTAACCTTCGTGGGCTGGTTTATAGACATTTGGTAGGTCAATTATAGCCATTGCGTCAGCGCGTGACTCACAAACATTAACCATATGAGTAGTAAGAGACTCATGTGTCAAACCGGGTGCTGTAAGCAAGTTCATGTTTATGAACTCTGGGTCAGCCACTGTATCAATTGCTCTGCGAATAGTATGGTAAGCGTAGCTTGAATCTTCTGTAGATGCTGCTGCCATGCCTTCGTTATACATTGGGTCAGGTTTCTTGATATCAAAGCCATCAAAGCCACCCCAGAATGGGGCAGTAAAACGGTTGTGTTCGGCACTAATAATGGTGGTCTCGGTAATCTCAGGGCGACCAGCAGCAGCCGCGGCGGCGCGGGCTCCTGACTCGTAGTAATACCTGCCTGAACTAGCGGTCAAGTCATTAAGAGAGAATACATAAGAATACCCTGTTATACCATTCTCTGGAGTTGTGATTGTTGGATCATCTGGAAATCCAGAATATAGCAACCTGTGTGGATCTGCGATACTTCCATCAGCGTTAGTTGAGGTAGCCTTTCTGGTACTCATCATGCCGAAATATGCGTCAGTTGGGTCAGAAAGTCCGCCATCGGACGCACTCACCCTAAGTCTTACGGATGGGAAGACTAGAGAGGCAGTAGCGTTGGAAGTAAAACCAAGGACATTACTGACGCCAGTTGGAATATCTGTCCTTCCTTTAACAAAAGAATTTGTAAGAGCGGCACCTGAGCCAGATAGGTTGGTGATATTGGTTATTTTTGGAGGACCAAAATAGCCGAATGGGAGAAGGACGGGGTCAGTTGCGCCAGCATCAGCGTCATCATTCATCTCTACTCTAATGTAGCGTGACTGGTTGGGATAGTCACCATATTCTTTTAGTCTCTTCTCAGTTGAATCCCATTGGTAGTATCTGTCACCAATCTTTCTGGCGACGTAGTTAGGAGAGGAAGGATCAAGAGTTAGGTTGTCGAATCTTTCGAGAACAACAACATTATTATCTGTGTCTCTTAGATCTCTGATGACAATAGAAAACGTGCCGTATTCAGTTGTTGTGGTAGTTGACTGACGAATCTTCTGAATAGAAACCTTGGCATTCTTATGTAGCCACTCACCGTGACCGCGACCGATGAGTCGGAAAAGCTTCTGTTTATCAGCGGGAGCAAAACTACCGGGGGCACCCAAATCCTGACCGATAAACCATCCAGCGACAGCCTCTCTAGAAGCTTGCTTTTTCATGTTTGAGAGAGTTTCGGTGCCGTTGTTTAAAGCTAGAACAATACCAACAAGCTCGGTGTTGGTTGTTAGGTTACCTAGACTGTTTTCAGAACCATCACGTAGTTCTTGCTCAAAAGTCTCACCAAGCCAGTAAGTCTTGGCAGAAGCTGATGGATAGAAGGCGCCTTGTGCCGTAGTAAGTTGGGGGTTGGTGCTGAAGCGCTTACGAGCAAAGAACTCGGAAGAATCGTCAAAGTTGAACTTGACTTTTTCTTGTAGCGCTGATGACTCGTTATAAACTTCCAGTGTAAATAATCCATTTGCATCAGTTGTGATGAGGTGTCCTGCTGCTCCAGTAGTAGCAGCGCCGCCAGCACCGTTAAAGTACGTTCCGCTAAGTTGGATGTAACCCTTATCTACATAGAAAACTGCTCCAAGAGTTGCTGTAACCTCCGCGCTTGACCCAGAGGGTGCAACCCAAAGTCCATATGCGCCGCCATTTGATGCAGGGTCAACATCGATTTGATTTGTAGTTTTCCACCCGGCGGCGGCGTCGCCACCGGCAGTGTTTCCAACTGCTGTTTCCTGACCAAGTAAACGAATGTAAGTTACAGGCGCAACGTTTGCGTTTAGGAAAGCCTTAGCTGCGTAAGTACCGTACATTGGGGACTGATAGTTACCTCCACGGTAGACATCACCACCAGCATTTCCGGGTACTGTACCACCAAACTGGGTAACAAAGTCGGAGTATGACTCAACTGTAACGGGTTGCATTGCAAGCCCACGAGTAGAGCGTCCAACGATAACTGGACCAATAGTATCTGATCTTCTTGGTCTGAATGAATTGTCAATTTCGTTGATAAAGACGCCAGGGGAGACGAATTTAAAGTTTTTTACGGGCATTAGTAGTTCCTCATTTTTTAAGTAATATGCTCAAAAGCATTGTCAATCACAGTTTAAATAGTACTGTTGTTTGTCAAAACACTTCAGGATGTCACTAGTCTATAAAAAAGTTGTCATTTCCTTGAGGAACAACTGTTTCTCTTGGATATGTTATTTCTACCACACTTTCGGTCTTTGTAATGATGGGACTGTCATCGCTATTACCCTCACCTATAAGATACCCTAATACTTTAATATTTACTTCGCTTGTGAATTGCCTTTCGTCTTCTCCGAGATTGGCGACATTATTGGACTGGGCGAAGCCCTGGTCGATGAACGCCTCATAAAGATGACCATTTCTGCGCATAACAAAAGAATTTATCTGACCTGTTCTCGTCATAAAGGGCTGGGTTAGATCGTTCATCTGCTGTTGGTATTCGGTCTTGACTATTATCTTGTAATCAAGATTGACGTAGATGGGGATGGGGATAGACAAAGTCTCAATAACAACCTTTTTGTTTACTCTCGGGAAGTATTTCTGCCTATCCCCTGATGTGTTTGTGCGTGTGTTGCCGACTACTGCGAAGTTGCGCGTCTTGTCTTGCTTGATTCTCTTGGCGATAGTCATTCGACCTACTCTGCCGTTGCGTTTATCAGAATAAATATGTGCTTGGTAGCCGCCTTTTCTTGATGGATCTTTGGTTATCGCTGTTCTCTCAACTGTAACAACAGGAAGAGTGATAGCGCCTGAACTATGATCATCGGGCTCTCTAAGATCTCTGTTCTTCTTGATTTGAAATGCTCGCTCGGGAGTTTGCCATAAAACAGGCACGCGCTTGTAGCCTTCGTTTGTTATTGTAGAGAGGTCTAGATCTTCTTTGATCCAAGACATCATCGCATAGTCTATGTCTTCTATGCGAGAACCCAACATCCCTATCTCTTGTAGAGTAAAGTCTTTTTTATCTTCGGGTAGTTGCGCGAAATCAAAGTTATCAGGTAGCATCGAATAGTCCCTTGCGTGCTCTCTTGCATGTAGCAGAGATTTCAAATGTTTGGTTTACTTGACCGAATAATCTTCTAGCAGAAGATAAGCCCATAATCTCATAGTAGAGATCTCCATAGAGAACAAAGTCTCCTTCGCGGACAAATAGATCTTGGTCTTCTGTAAGTCTGCGCTTGTGGAAGTGGACTGTGATCTTTGAAACATTATCCACCCCTACTGAATCTAGATAAGAAGTGTTGTCTTCATCAAACTTAACTAGGGCATAAACTCTTACGGGTGGTAAATAAGTTTTCTCTACTGCCTCGCCATAAAGTTCGTGAAAGTTGGTTGTTTCCAGATCAATAGGGTAGTAAAGGATCTGTTGTCCAATAACCTTTTCTACAAGTTCATCGTTGACTTGCTTTACAAGATCGCGTTCCTTCTTACCAAGAAAGAGTGGGGGAGGAGGTGATGCTGGTCTGGACCATTCATTATCTGACATTTAATTATCCTACGAAGATGGGTAGCGGAGAGCGACGAAGAGTTTCTTCTGCTGCCGTGACCTTCTCTTGTTCTTTCTTGGAGAGTTCTGTGTATTCAATCTCTTTCAACATGTCTGTTAGTTTTTGTCGGAGATCGTCTTTTTCTTTTTGTGCCTCGGATAGAAGCGCAGAGTAGTTGAGAGTGACGGATTCGCCTGGGATTGGGACGGTCTGGAACTTACCACGAATCTGTCCAAGCATCTCTTTACAGAGAGCGAGAGCATAGTTGCGAATCCATTGCTTACCCATAGAGTTAATGTTCTCGTAGGGGATGTTGTCAAATGGTAGCGTGTTGATGTTGTTGACGCCTTCTACACCTGTGTTTACATCGCCAGTCTCGCCCCAAGAGTTATCGGCTACGCGGAAGCG